CCGGAAGTGCCGCCCTGAAGCAGCCGCGGCATGTTGTTCTCAGCCGCATACCGAGCCTGAAGGCCGCGGACAGCGAAGTTGATCGAAGCTGGGTCGCCGGATTCGATCATCGCGTTGAAAGCGTCAATGTCGCTGTCGGGGAGAGCTTCAGACGCCCAACCGATCATCGCCTGATACTGCTCCGGGCCACCAACCTGATTGTAGATCTGAGCGACCTGAGACTCAGCGACTGCCTTCTGGCCTTCGATGTAGCTCTCAACGACGTAGCGCGGAATGCCGCGGGCTTCGAGCGACGCAAAGCTCTTGTCGGTAAGAGTGCCGAGCTGCATGAACTCCTGCGAGAAGCTCTGCATCTCTTCCTGCGAGATGTTCGCAGCTGCCGCCTTTTCGCCAAAGTTCTTCTGGTTTACCTGTGTAAACTTCGACTCAAGCTCGGCGTAAGCCTGAGCAAGGTCTTCAGGGCTCTGGAACTTCGGGGGAAGCCACTCAGGACGATCCCCCTGAGTCGGAGAAACTTGCGGCATTCCCTGAGGCTGACCATTCACGATGGTCTGTGCATCAGCCGGAACGGCGGAAGGTTCGTGGGTGCGGGTAGCGACTTGGTTGTGGATTTCGACGCGATCAAGGCTCATGTGTTATCCCTGTTGGGCTTGCTGACTCTGATTAAGATACATCTGCAAGCCCGCCTGTGCAGCAGGAGATGCCATCTGCTGCATATATTGCTGCTGCAACGCCGCTTGGCGTTCAGCCACGATCTGATCTTCGGTCTTAACCAGACCCTCAGTTTCGATCCCGAGGGCGGCTGCACGACGATTCATGTATTCGCGGATGTTGATCGTCCCGCTCAGAGCCTCTGGGCCAACCATCTGCCCGATTCCCTGAAGGTACAGGTCAAGCCGCTGTAGATCATTGCCACGCCCGAGGGCGTCAATGCCAGTAATGATCGTCGGGGTGACGAACTTCCGTGGGAGCTTCGGAAGCTTCTTGATGCGCTCCATCTGCTCCATGATCTTGTTGACGAGCGGGAGCTGAAACTCAAGCGACAGGAGGCTGTAGACGCCGCCAAGCTGTCGTTCGATGCTCTGAGTGACGAGCCGGATCTCCTCAGCCGTGACGCGCTCCGCGTTGCGAATCGAAGCCTCAGTCAGCATGAACGCATACGACAGGCGTTCCGTGATCTGGTTGATCATCTGGAGGCCGACAGACAGGTCAGCCGCCTTGTTCGCCTGAAGCACCGTAACGTCAGCCGCGCTACCCTCGCGAATCGCGCCGTTAGGAGCCTTCGCAAGCGTCGCCGCCCGCGTCGATCCGTTCGGTGCGACGAGGATCAGGATCTTCGCCATCGCCGCCGAGCCCTCAACGATGACTTGCATCAGAGCTTCAAGGCTCTTCAGGTCACCGAGGTACTGCTCAACGTAGCCGCGACCGTAATCCTCTCCGTCGATCCGAATCATCCGAAGCGGGATGAACGGCGACTTCGACTTGTCAACGATCGTGATGCTGTCAGGGATGATTTGACCCTTGACCTCTTGGAAGACCTCGACCTTGCCATCGCCAACAGAGCGAATGCAAGTAAATAGATCAAGGTAAGGCTGATCAAAGGCTGACTTCTCCAGATTGAGGCCCGGAGGAAGCATCGACGGGGAAATGCTCTCCCGAATGATCACCTTATCGACGCAGCCAGAAGGGCAACGCTTGACGACATAGCGGTCAAGCCGAATGACGCGCATTGAGCCGCCATCGGTCGGGAAGTACAACCCGACGTTTCCTGCGACGATCAGGTGCTTGATCGCCTCGAACGTTGCGACACGAATCGCCTGAGCCTCAATCTCGCGCATGACGAGCCGCTCACGCTGACTCATCGACTTCTCGACTTCGGCCTTGATTTGAGGATCCATCGACTGCATCTTGCGAAGAGCAGTTTCGTCCACAAGCAACCTGAAGAAAGGTGCATTAGGTGGGAGGAGGGACAGCAGAAGAGTGCTAGCGAGGTTGTTCACCCCACGAGCACCAACGGACTGAAACGGCGTAGGAAACCGCTTGTCCGTCGTGGATCCTTCATCTGGAATGAGGGTCGGCAGCGTAAGCCGCGAACAATCACGAGCTCGTTCGAGGAACGCGCTGCGGATTGACTCCAGTTTGGAGTACTCGCTCTGAGCTGACCCTTGAATCATCAATTAACCCCGAGGAATCGTCAGCATCGCCTTGCCACGACGCTGCGTCAGGAAGCTGAACATGTTCGTCATAGCACCCGGCCCTGCCCCACGAGCAGCACCGGGAGCCCGCTGACCCGTCTCCTGAGTGATCGACTTGATCACAGGCTCCGGAGGAGGGGGAGCCGGGGGGAGCTGCGGAGGCGGCGGGGGGGCCGGGGGCATCTTAGGACGAGAGCACATGCTATTCCTCTTCGATTTGGGGGTTGTAACGGGCGTTATGCCAGACGCGGAGCATTTCCACGACTGATCGCTGCCCGCAGTAGTGCCAAATTTGGCGTTCTGGGGTAGAAAGTTCAGGACAACGAGGCGGAATAGCCACTTCCAAGTGCTCTAGAAGAGCAGCCGGAACGTCCGGAATTTCATCGCGATTCCGTATAGTCATCTATTTGCTCTCCCCGCTCAGTTAACCGCTTTAGAAGCTTATCCAACGCCTTGCTTGCTATGGCTGCGGCCAGATACTGGCTCATATTCGTTCCGTTCGCCGCATTGAACCGACGAGCCACTTCCGGCCACGGCATTAGACCCTGATCCTGCTTCCTTCTTAGATCGGACGTAGGCAAGGAACAGGATGCTGTAGTTGATGATGTCTTCAACGGTGTCCTCCAGTTTCTCGTCCGCGACTTGGAACGTCCCGGTATCGCAGAACGTGCTCAAGCGGCTCATCTTGTCAGTCAGTCGAACGAGGAAACCACGCTCCGTGCTCGTGATCCCCATTGATTCGCAGCGGGTGAAGTTCAGGAACGGGTCAGCACCGTTGTTTCCGCCGCTGTAATCCGCATTCTTGCGGCACATCAGCGAATAGGCGCGGGTGCAGACCTCACGATGCAGATTCAGCAGCTTTTCGCGATTCATCGGGGCTCCAGAGGTGGACGAAATTGGATGCAGGGTCATATTCACCGTGTCGAAGAATGCGCGCGACCCTTGCTTGCACCAACGCTTCTCCTTCGCCCAATCCTGCGTCAGAATAGGCGGCGGTAACGGCGGGCCAGAGGTCTGCCCCAGAAACAGCTCCAAGAACCTTCTCAGCGGTCTTCGGGCCGATGCCGGGGCATCCGGTGTAGCCGTCTGCGGTGTCTCCGACGAGCGTCTGGTACATGTGGTTCCAATCGGCTTGCTCACGCGAGATCTCCTGAATGCCGAGTTCCGGCTTCTCTGGGTTGTAAAGCTTGCCGGGGATCGTCTTGAGATCCTTGTCGGCGGAAACAATGATCTTGTCGCCCTTGACCTTCTTGTTCGTCGCGTAGATGCCTAGGACATCGTCCGCTTCGACGTTCGGGTATTCCGCGACCGTGTACACGCTGCGAACGTATTCCTTCGCCGCCTTGTAGACGACAGGCTTGCGAGTCCCCTTTCGGTTCGCCTTGTAAGTAGGCAGAACGATCTTGCGCCAGTTCGTCTCTCCGCTCAGAGCAATGATGATCTTCGTGGCCTTGAGCTCTTCCTTGAGCTCGTTGACCTCGTTGTCGATCTGCTCACGAACTTCTCGCTCATCGGCGTGGAGCGTCCACAAGTCATCGCCCCAATAGAACGGCTGCTCTGCCGCGGCACAAAGTTGATACAGCAGAATGTCGCCGTCAATCAGAAGTGTGGTGTTCATTAGTGTCCTCCATGACACGCTTGACCATTTCACTCATGCCGACAATTCCGTGGCAAGAGCCTTTGAAGAAGAACGTGTAGTGATCGTTGTCGGTTGTCTTGTTGAGATAGCCGACAAACAGAACGTCATCGAATCGCCTCTGGATTTCCTTGAGGAGATCCTTCGTTCCGACGTATTCGAGTGGAACTGAGTCAGCTTCCATATTCGATCCTTTTCATCTTGCTGAGGGCTTCGATTCGCCTACGACGAGCTTCGCTGTTTGGCGGAAACTCCCCAATCTGCATGAGTATCGACGCTTGCTCCCTCTTTTCCTTCAAATATGGTAGCAGAAGGGCGCACAGGTCGATCGCATTCTGACTGTAAATGTTCCACTCGAACGCAGATCTTGCAATCCCGTTCCCCGCAAACACCTGACTGACGGATCCGCCAAAGGTGTGCTGCAACCACCGTAGAACATGCGGATAGGTCGTCTTTACTGAGACTCTTGCGGTTCTTGACCATCTAAAACAGCCCTCCCCATCAATGAATCCGGCTGCGTAGGCAAGATCAATGTGTCTCGGCCCAATTCCGTCCAACCTTGTATTCCCCGGAGAGAGGGCATCGGAAGTTGAACTCTCTCCCGGCCTTTCGGATGGCTTCGACCGCAATGCTACCAACCTCATCTGCAATTCCCTTCTTGCAATCGTATTGGATTTCGTCGTGGATATGCGCTACCTGACGAACGCTCAGACCTCGCTTAGCGAACTCGTCAGCGGCAATGACCGTCGCCTTCTTGACCAACAGAGCACCCGCCGATTGCAGTAGGGTGTTCAGGGCAAGGTGCTTGGATCGAATGTGCAGCTTCCTGTTGTCCAGACCCATGAGATACGTTCGCTGCTGAAGAGTCAGGTCGATCCGGCTCTTTAGCCGCTTGATCGCCGGGAACTTCTTGAAGAAGTCCTCCTTGAGCTTCGCACCACGCTTAGATCCCCCACCAACGATGGATCCAAGCTTCGTGTTGCCCGCTCCGTAGATCAGCGCGTAAATGAACGTCTTCGCTTGATTGCGCGTCTCAAGCCCCGCCGCCTTCTGATTCTCCGTATGAACGTCTCCCTCGCAGACAAGGCGGGCGTACTGCCCATCGTCGTACTGCGCCATGAAGTGGGCTAGGCAGCGCAGCTCAAGACCAGAAGCATCGACGCCGACGAGGACGTTGCCGGGGCTAGCCGTGAACAGGCCGCGGCACTCAGCCCCATACGGGCTACCGACACGGGGAACCTGAGCCATGTTCGGGTTGGAGTGGGAGCAACGCCCGGTCACAGTCCCGTTCGTGTTGACGCGACCATGAATCTTTCCGTCCTTCTCAAGCTTGATCCATGCGTTGTCGCCGTTAGCGATCTGGCCTAGACGCTTGTCCACGAGCAGATACTCCGACAGGATCTTCGCCTCAGGGTAGTCCAGAGCAGCAAGGACAGTCTCATCGACCTGAGGACGCCCGCTGTCGGTGAACTTCTCAGGCTTCCAACCGTACTTCGCGATCAACCCATCAGAGATGTGGACGCGACTAGCGGGGTTGAACGGGATGACCTTCTGCTTCGTCTTTAGCTGCACGATCCGCGGCGGAAATAGGTTCTTGAGATCTGCTTCAATCTCAAGCTTGCGGCTAGTCAGCTTCGTCATGAGTGCCTTCGCGGCATCGACATCAAAGCAGAATCCGTTCCGCTCCTGTTCGATGATCACTTTGGCGAACGAATGCTCCAGAAGGAACGAGTCAGCGGAGAATGCTTCTTTGACAAGCGCGTCATGAAGATGGCGAGTAACAGTAACGTCATTGCAGCAGTATTCGAGCATCTCTTCAGAGAACGTGTCAAAGCTCCCTGTCTCATTGAAGTCTCCCTTCAGGACTCCAAGCCTGTGTCCCCACGCCTTGAGGCTGTGACTTCCCGCCAACTTGGACGGGAAATCATCTCTGATGAGATCCTGCGTGATGATCTCAGGCCAAACGAGTCGAGATCCGATGAGCGTGTCCAAGGAATCCTTCGGGACGAAGCCGAAGACGTTCTTGAGCACCGGAAGATCGAACCTCAGGATGTTGTGACCGATCACGACATCCGCCTCCCGAAGGATCTCAATCGCTTCCTTCAGTCGATCTGGCCCAAAGCCCTGCGGCCTGTCTCCGTTGAGGGAGACACCAATGCAATGCACGGTTCGGAAGTCGCTCAGGTTGAGCCAATCCTTGCCGTAGTTCGTTTCAATGTCGAAGTATGCGACGCTTACCACGGTTTCCTCCTGTGTGTCAGTTCTTCATCAACGCTTCCCACGAAACCGGGAAGAGCTCAGAGCAGTACTTGGAGATCTCAAGAGCAACGGTCTTAGTCTCGCGCTGAGCATACTCCGTCGTCCGCAGCTTGACAACCCGGCTGAACGCATACAGGGATCCGCTCCAGACCCATTCGGTCACCATGCCCTGCGGAAGAACGGCACGGGCCATCTCTGGACAGACACCTTCTGCGATCATGTTGTCGTAGGTTCGCATCGCCAACTCGACTGCGTACCTGTAGTCCTGAATGATTCGCTCGTTCGGGACGAGCTCATCGGAGCTGCCCTGCTTGACCTTGTCAGCTGCCTTCCTGAATCCCTTCGGGATCCAGACTCGCGCTCTGGTCTTGATGTAACGGCGGCTGACCTCGTTCCACGCAAGGCCGACCTGATGCTTCGCAAGCTGCCGTGCAACGAAGATCGGAGCGGCGATCCGGAACGACATCATCGGGTGAGCGAACGGCGACCAATGGTTATGCTTCGCAAGGTATTCGATCAGCTTCGCATTCTCTGCCTTGCTGTAATGATCCCTTCGCTTGCTAAACGAGACGCGGGCGGCGTCAACGACCGTGTCATCACTTCCCATGTGGTCGATGAGTGCGACCCTGAAAAGATGCGGCTCCGGATCCCTGCCGAAGTCGAACAGGCCGAGTTCTTCATCAAGCTGCCAGAGCTTGTTGAGTGGATCAGTCATTTAGATGCTCCCACCTAGTTCTGTCTGCGTCTGCTCTTTGGTATTCATCAAGCAGTCTTTCGCTCTCTTCCAATTCCTTTCGCAGTCGTGCGATCTCCCCATGCAATTTGGCGAACTCCTGAGCCAACTTGATGTGGAAATCGCCGAAAGCCGGGGATGGATCAGAGCTCATCTCTCGTTTCCTTGAACGTGTCGTGAATGCTGAGGAGACGGGTCATCATCGTCGGGTCGAGGGGAATGACCATCTCCACGGAGTCGTTATCGCCGCGAATGCCGCTGTCCGACTCGCACCGGAACACGGTGAGATTGATGCTCTCGCCGTCGAGCTCAACCTCGAAGTAAAGCGCGTTGCCATCACGAGACTCCTCGACAATCTCGCACATCCCCATCGGAACGTTGTACGTCACCCAATCTTCGTGGCTGTTGTGCTTAGGCATTCAGCATCTCCTCGCAAGTAAGGATGTCTCCCTTGTACAGGAGCATCGGTGTGTTCTCCCCGACGTATGCGCCGAGGATGTTGAAGTCAATCCACTCAATCGCCTCTTCATCGGTCATGCCTTGCGACACGAAGTGTTCCACGAGTTTGTCGAACTCGTAGCACACGACGCTTGGCATACCGCAACGGGCAACGACGCCGACGATCGCGGAATCACAGCCCGTCCAAGTGATCATGACTCTACCTCCATGTCGATGTTGATGTCAACTACATCCGGCGTAGCAACCTCGAACATTCGTCCGGTAGTGCGGTCGTACTCCAGATTGGAGCACAGGCCCGTGTTGCCAGACCAACGGTTCTTGAGGACACGGACGGCGGTGATGTTCGCGTTCTCCGGATCCTGCTGATTTCGCTCCAGACCGATGCAGCCATCGCTGAGCTGCGCGATCGCATGGGATCCACGGAGCTGACTGAGGCTCGTCTGAGCCCCCTCCTCGTGACCCTCGCCAGAGGGACGCCTGAGGTGCGACACGACGAACATCGCGATCTTCGTCTCCTCCACGAGCGACCTGAGCTTCGTCATGAGGTTGTCGATCGTGCGCCGCTCATCGCCCTCGTCCAGACCGGACACGACGATGCTGATGTGATCCAAGAA